CGTGTTAGGTGACGCTAGACGTCACTATACTTCGCTATACTCCCTTATACAGCTTGTTCGCCCTAAGAGAACTAGGGGTTGACAAGGCATTATGGGGACATATTGAGAAATCTGTGAATATTTGCCAGAAGGCTGAGAAACCTGTGAATATTCGCTAGAGGGTTGTGCAGGTCAGAAGAGTGGGATAATGTTAGAGACGTCAAGATGAAAGGAAAAGAAATGAACGTTACAGAGATGGTTCTTCTTGATCAGGTATCTTGCCTTCTCGATGCGCGGGAAGCTTCTGGGATTATTGCTGCGGGCATCCGTGAGTTCCCAGAGAACGATACTGCACGGGCGTTGGTTTCGACGGCTATTTTCGGTGGTCCGGGTTCAACGACGTCTTACGTCGTGCTCGTTCGACCCAATCGTGCCCTCAACGATGAGGTTGGCCCGGATGAGGTGGGCGCGGTCTCTTGGTTCAGTGATGCGCAGAATAATATTGTCACGTCTTCGATCATCAAGATCGGCGGTTCCGATGATCCCGTTGACGTGATCCTTGACCCGGATCCTGAAACTCTCGTGGACGCCCTGTCTGGGCTGATTTCCGATGCCGTCAATCGCACGGGTGGGGTTTTCTGATGAACGTTCTTCAAGACGAAGTCGATGCCGCTGGTCTTGCCTATAAGTGGACTGTGCAGTCAGTTAGATTGCCGGGGCTTTTGGTGACGAAGATCATTATGAGGTGTTGTGATGAACGACTGTTCCCTGTCGTTTATCGTGCGGTGGTGAAGCCTACTTCTTCTGAACATCTCTATACCATCGAAGTTAATGGGACCGTGTTGAAGTCAGCCAGTCGTTACTGGTTCGCTGTAATGGTCGGTGTTCGAGAATTGATCAAACTTGCTGGCCTGTGTGAGGCCTTGGCAGAAGGGACGTGCAACTAGTTATGGTGAATTATGATTTGATTCGTCAGTTGATTATGATGAGGATGTTCAACGGCTCGGATCCGATTTATGAGACCGGGGCCCGACAAGACGCTCCTTGTGGTTGGGAATATGAGGGAGTCGGTATTTCCTGTAGGCCGGGGTCTCGAGGCGGTGTTCATGTCGCGTTCCTTGTTAATGGCGTAGAGGTCGAGAGCCAATCTGTAGATTTCAAGAGCGATGAATGTCAAAGTGTTGTTGTGCAGACACTTGCGCGTGTTATCACCAACGTGCATCTTCTCATTGCTGTGAAGTGGGGTTGTGGTGGAAAGGAAGGTTCAGATGGAAAAGATGTTCGATGATAGTTGTTATGTCGCGGCGGTGAAGCTTCGCCATTACATTCTTGATTATGCTTACCGGCATGCTATGAATGTGTGGTTCGGGGACAAGATTTTTGTGCTTATCGATCCATTGCGTGGCCGTCAGGCCGCAGCGGCGATCAATGATATGGTGAATACGAAGAATCATGAGTTGCGGTTGATGGTCCGTCGATTCAATACGTGGGCGCGTGATGATGATAATTGGTTTCTCATCACGTGCGTGTCTCGACCCGGCGACCGGGCCGATTGAAAACCCAGATAAAGAAAGGTAGAATACAATGTTCAATATTTCCGATGCTTTTGCCGTGAAGAACAAGGAGATTCAGAAGCTTCCCGAGGGGAGTTACGACGCGACGGTTGTCGCTGCGGCCGCCTATGAGGATGATCCGGCGAAAAAGCCCGTTATTCGCATGCGCCTCAACGTGGATGTTAATGGGTCCACGCAGTACGTCACCCACTGGCTGAGGGCAGGTGAGACCCCCCGCGCGCTCGCGTTCTTCTTCGGTCAGCTCGCGATTCTCGGGGTTGACAAGCGGTGGATCAAGAATCATCCGGACGCGGGGCTCACGGCGGTCGCACAGTTTATTTCGGATGAGTGCCCTGATGTGATTTTGACGTCCGAGAATTACGAGTGGAATGGGGAAATTCGTACACAGTATCGTTTGAATAAGCGGTAAAAACAAGTTCGTGGGGGGGCGGGTACTCCGTCCCCCCCACGAACTGTGAAAGGAGATTGTGGTGTCAACATCAGCGGCGCGTCGGCGCGAACTTGCCGAGAAGAGGGCGGAAGTCAACGCGCTCATCAAAAGGGCGCGTAGGATTCAGAGACGGTCTCGGAATCGGATTGATTGGTCTCTCAAAGCCAATGCAAAATATGATCCGCTTGCCGGAGTCGGGTTAAATGTCGCTAGACAGAACATGGTGCAGCTTGAGCGCTTGTCGAAACAGCTGCGAGACTTCACTGTACGTGGTTTGCAGGCCACTGCCAACGGCGAAATCGTTGATCCTGCGCTTGTTAGGCGACTTCGGAAGGTTGAAAGGAATGCGTGGCGGCGTGTCCACCGGCAAGAAAAGCAAGTCATGGATTGGCGGCCGGGGCAAGGTGGTGGCAGGACGATCGGTGAACTTTGGAAGCTGAAAGAGGACATGGACTTTTTCAGCCGGAAAGCAGTGAAAGTTCAATATGTTCGTGACAAGAGAGCTCTCGTGAAAATTGTTGAGGGCCGCGAGAAGGAACACAAGGGCAATATTAACGGTTCTGATTTGGACGTTATTCTGCGGATTCTTCGCAATATCCCCGGCTCGGATGGGATCGCTGTACGCCTGAAGGCGCTTTCGTCGGCGAAAGTCGCGGTCTTACGACGTGACACGCGATTCATGAATTCCATCAAAGACCCGTATTCCAATCCGTGGATTGGGGACTTGTCTGATACGGAACAGATTCTTGGCCAGATGGAGGCTCTGTGATCATGAATGTTTGTGTTTACGCTGGGCGAGTTCTTCTGCGCGATCGCGATTGCGATGATGGTGGTGTTGCTCTGAACAAGATCGAGTTGTGTGATCTGGCAACTAGGGATGTTGGCATATGGAGTGGCGATTCGATTGTTGAATTCCACAAAGAATTGGCGGAAATTGGTGTTCATCGGGCCACGATTGTTCTTCCGGACATGCACGTCAAGGGAGAAGCAATCGTTTGGTCATTGCTTGCTGATGAGATCGAATACCATGATCCGCGGGATGAGCTCGGTCCTGAAGAATGCTTCGTGGCTGCCGCCGGGCGCGGGAACGAGGTCATGTCCATTGACGCAGTTGTGAACGGATGCTGGCTGCGATGGGTCGGTGCTGACACCAACGGCTCGGTCCCGCGAGACATCGGTTATTGCATGACTGTGGAAGAGTGGGCGCAGAAAGTGGACGAATTGTCGCAGTTCGCGGTGACGTCCGTTTCGCTGGCAGCTCGCGCCTATCGGGATGTCCGCAACATCAATGAAGAAGAATTCGATGCGATGTTCCCGGAAATTCCGTCGTCAATGTATGGTTTTGTGCACAAGGCATACAGATCTGGCTTGTGCGCCATCGGCGCGGATTGGAAGTTCGGGCATGATGAGCGGGGCGTCCGGAAGGCGTTCGCAGCAATTTCTAACGGTGATGCCATAATGAATGAGGATGTTTCATCGGCTTACTTGTATTGTTTGGCGGTTGAAGCCCTCCCGTGCGGTATGCCCGTAGCAAGCGGTGAAGGAGAACCGCCAACTGACATGTTGTGGATCGGGGAAGTCGAATTTGAGTTCTTCTTGCGTGACCCGATTTGTATTCCGCCATTTATTGCGGACAATGAAATGGCCGCTCAGGGTGGGTATCTCAAAGATTCTGAAGACCATATTGCTGTTGTCTCGTCAGTGGAGTGGGAGACGATAAACAAGTATTACGTTGTCGATGTTCTACGGTGGGGCGAGTGGATCGCTTTTGACCAACTTGATGCGAGGGCGCAATTGCGCTTGCTCGGCGATCCGGCCGCGGACATGTTTGTTAGAAAGGAATATGCTAAAGGGATCTGCAAGAAGCCGATCAAAACCATGGTCAATGGTCTTATTGGACAGTTCGCCCGTAGGCCGAGGTTCGAGGATCGGATTCCTGAAATACGGTTCGATGGTACGGTTACGTGGAAGACTGTAATGAAGGACAAGCCGCAGAATGCCAGATATCTGCCTATTGCTGTGTTTGTTGTTGCATATCAGCGGGCAAAGCTTCTTCAGCGCATCGAATCGCGGCCTGAATGGCTGTATTGTGACACAGATGGGATCTATTTTCTGGGTAGAGGTTTGGAACAGGGTTCATCGCAGGGCCGTGGCTTGTGCCGGTTCGGAGAATGGAGAATGACTACAGTCGGTAACATTCTTGTGGTTTGGGGGCTGAAGGCATATGCTGTTGGCGGCGGTGGTTGGCTGGCGTGCGTGCACTGCGCCGGTGTGCCTGAGTTATCGCCCCCGCCAACGATGTATTCCATCCTGCATCGTGGCTACTTCGAGTTCAGGACGAAAACAGTCAGACATGTTCCGGGTGGAGCTCGAGCGATGTATAAGCGCCGGTTTTGGCGCAATGGTACTATACTGGAGACATGTAGCAGCGACCGGACCGCCAAGCTTGTACAGCTGGTTGACGTGTAGACCCACATTGAGTTGTGTCGTCAATCGCTTCTGAGATGGTGTCTCGGTGTGCACTTGCCCGGGTATCGCTCCTACTGTTTTGCCGGGGGCGGGGGGACAATCAATCCTCTCGCCCCCATTTTTATGGTTATAATAAAATTCAAGAAGATATTTTCTGAAGGAGGATGTTCCTGTGGACGATGCTGTTCTTACTCGGCTTCGTGAACCCGGTGATGGTGGGTTCCTGCCGGACGATGTCGGAGCGGTGCTTGCCGCTTATGACGAGTCCATGAGTTTTATTGACAAGGCTTCCGCCAAGATCGAACAGCTTGAAGCGGAGCTTGTTCAGGCGCAGACGGAGATTGCTGAGCTCAAGGCCGTCAATTATGATCTGATCATGGCACAGCCGGCATCGGGTGATGTGAATGGTTCGGGAGATGATGCCTCGAACGACGATGGCAGTGACGATGAAGAGCCGTCGATCGAGAAGATTACAGAGGAAATCGAGAAGGGTGATGATAAGTAATGACACTTAGGAGTTCTAACATTGAGATTGTGGATGCCGTCAGGAATGACGCTTCTCTCTCTTACCGGGATCGCGTCCCGGCCGCTAACCAGGCGGGCATGAGGGCTGTTTCCGACAATATTTTTTCCGCTAGAGCGTATGTGAACGAGTTCACCGATGCGCTCATCAACCGGATCGCAACTTCGGTTGGGCGCAGCCTCGTATGGCACAATCCCCTGTCTATTTTCAAGGGGCAGAAGATCGAGTACGGTTCCCAGGTCCAGGAATATCATGTGAACCTTCTTCACGAGTATTCCTACAATGTGGACGAGGATGAGAACCAGAGGGTTCTCTTCGGGCAGCACCTTCCCGATGTTGAGTCCATTTACCATACGATTGATCGGCAGGGCCGGTATGATCTGACGATCAACTATGACATTCTGCGGCGTGCATTCCTTGACGAAGGCGGCTTGTCGGATTTCGTTTCCAAGCTCATGAGCACTATCGAGTCGTCGGACAACTGGGACGAGTTCTTGTATATGACCCGACTTTTCAGTCAGTACCATGACAAGCAGGGCTTTTTCTACAAGAAGATCCCCGATGTTGAGAATTCGCAGGACATGGACAAAGATGCGAAGGAGTTTTTGCGGACGCTGCGCGAGTACGCTTCGATTCTCAAGTTCCCGTCCAAGAAGTACAATGCCGCTCGGCGGCATGTGTTCGCCGACAGGGCAGATCTTGTCGCCTTCGTCACCCCGCGCGTGAAGTCCATCATCGACGTGAATGGTCTCTCGGCCGCGTTCAACCGGTCCGACACCAATCCCGATATTGTGACGATCGAAATCCCTCAGGATCAGTTCGATCTTGGCGGACAGGTACATGGTATTCTCACCACTCGTGATTTCTTCAGGGTGCACGACACTCTCATTGAGAATACTTCGATGGACAACCCGGCCGGGCTGTGGAAGAATTACTTCTTCCACCACCACGAAATCATTTCGAATTCGTTGTTCGTCCCGGCGATCGCTTTCACCTCCGGCGATCAGTCTACGGTTCAGCCCATCAAGCTCGTGAATCCGTCTGCCCTCGTTGTCAGTCTCGCGAACGGTGTTACGCCGCCTCTTAAGCCGGGAGACACTGTACAACTTGTTGCCAATCTGACGGCCGATCTCACGAGTGGGAACACCAAGCTTCCCGGTGTCATGTGGGAAATCGTTTCCGCTGTGACTTCGCCGGCTACCAGGGTCACCCAGGAAGGTGTGCTGCACATTTCCCGGACCGAGAAGGCGCAGGAAATCACCGTGCGGGGCACCATCGCGGACTCTACCGTGTCGGATGATTCCGACAAGATCGCTGTCACCCCGGCCGTGGAAACGTGGGCCATTAAGCATTAATGTAATATGAATGCGGGGGAAGATATTCTAGAGAAGGAATTCTGATATGGATCTACCAGGGTATGTGAATGATTTCGGCGAAGCAATGTGGACGCCGGGGACGACGCTTACGCTTGCTGCGGTGCCTTGGGACGCAACGTACAGGAACATTGTTGATTTCGAGACGGCAGATTCCGTATACGACTATGTGTCCAAGAAAGCGCTGCACGTGGAATACAAACATTCCACGCCTATTTACCCTGGTAGGTCCATCCGTTTAGATGTTCCTTACAGCACGGCAATAAGATACAATTATATTGTTGCCACCAACCCGGCGCTCCCTGGGGAGTGGCCCAATGGCAAAACCGATACGCCTCGCCGGTTCTTCTATTTCATCAACGACATTGAGTTCGTTGCGCCGAACACGACGAACGTTGTCGTCCAGATCGATGCTTGGTGCACGTATGTTGTCGGCTCGAATTGCCAGATCGGCCGGTTCTTTCTCGAGCGGGGCCATGCTGGCATCGCCAACAATGATCAGTGGGAGAAATGGGGGCAAGAGTATCTTGCCGTCCCGGAATCATTGGACATCGGCGGTGAACTTCTCACCGCGCATACCGGTGCAGAATTGCTCATGACGCCGGGATCGGCGAAAATCATGGTGTGGGCTTCGACTTGTCTCGATGAAGATCCTGGTACGGTGGATGATCCGCACCTGAAATCGGCGGGTGGTGCACAGTTCCAAGCAGTTCCCAATAGTCTCAACTTGTATATCTTCCAGAATGTTGCCGAATACATGGCGGCGATCAACGGGTTGAAGAATGCGCCTTGGGTGACTTCCGGCATCCAATCTGTCATGGCAGTGAACGGCGATTGGGTTGACCCGACGGACGGGTTCAAGTGCACGGTTGGCGGGCAGGGGGCATGGAAGGTTCTCGGTTCGCCGGCGTTCAAGAATTCGCGACGGATCAAGATGATCAAAGATTTTCGGCAGAAGATCCGCGAGTTGGTTCTCATCCGGCCCTATCAGGACTTGGACAAGTTCTGCATATCTCCGTACACGATGATAGAACTCACGACTTACACCGGTACTCCCATCATGCTTAAGCCGGAGCTTGTTGACAAGGTGGATCTTGACGTTCTCGAGTACGCCTCACTGTGTCTCCCGTCCCCTCGTGTTGGTTATATCCCTGAGGGATATGGTGCTTGGCCGAACAAGCACAATTGGGTGTTTTGGAAAGATCGGCCTGATCCGCCGGCCCTGTCTGGCGGCGAAGATTTCGACATGGCAACGTGGATATCCAATCTGCCACAGTTCAGTGTCCTCAACGACGGCTATCTGAACATTCTTGCGGGTCAGGCGCACAGTCTTACTTATGCTGCGCAGTCGGCCGAATGGGTGAGAGACAAGAGTATTTCTGGCGCTAACTTGGCCTATGATCAGGCCGGGGCCAGTATCGCGAACAATTTGCAGAACAACCAGGTTCAGCGGAACCTTGCTTCTCAAGTGAATTCCATTGGCAACCAGGCCGCTTGGGATTCCGCTGGCGTGTCAATGGGAATGGGTGCGCTCGGTGTAGCCGGTTCGGCCCTGTCCGGGAACATCGGCGGTGTCATTTCCGGCGCCGCCGGGATCGCGGCGACAGGACTCAACACGAGTATCCAGACCGGCGCGAACACCGCGCGCACTTCAGCGAGCAATGCGGCTTCCGCGGCCATTGCCGGAAACAACGCTTCGCTCGGGAACTACATGCGTGACACCAACCGGGCATACGCCAATTATGCGGCCAACGGCGATTACGAGAACACAATCGCCGGCATTAATGCCAAGAAGCAGGACTGCAAACTCACACAGCCGACAATCAGCGGTCAAGCGGGCGGTGACAACTTTATGTTCGCCGGTATCGGTATGCGACTTGTCGCGAAGATAAAGTGTCTTTCCGCGTCCGCGCAGCGGCGTATCGGTGATTATTGGCTTCGTTATGGATACGAGATCGATCGCAATGTGAATTTCAGGGTGTTCAACGACAACAGGTCGCCGTATATCCGGGACGGCGGGTTGTCGCTCATGAAGCGGTTCACGTATTGGAAAATGCGTGAAGTCAGTATTGGTGGCGATATTCCGGAGATTTATAAGCAGACATTACGAGGTATCCTAGAAAAAGGTGTAACAGTGTGGAAGAACCCGGATGACATCATTCCGGCCGACCTTTATGACAATAAATGTACTAGGGAGATCAGCCTTGGCTAAGTCACGTGTACGGCATGAAAGGGACATGTTCGCGCGGAATTCTGTACAGAATTCTCGAGCCCGTCTCGTCAACATGTATTTTCGGAAAATTGCTGATCTGTGCATGGGTCGATTCGTCTGGCACGGACTTCCTTCAGAGATCGACGTCAGGTTTCTTGAGAAGATTCTGTTCGAACAGGCGCTTGCAGTGTTTTACTGGCGCAATGATCTGGGCGCGTATCTTGCCCTTCCGGGGACGGGTCGGGGCATCGATATTTACGACAACCCGCTCGAATTCGATGTGATCGGGAACCAGTGGGTGCACGACCGACTCAAGGCCACACAGTGCGTGCCGATCTGGGGCAACAATCTGAGGGTGCCAGACATGGATATTGTCACAACCTATGCCGCCCGTCTTGCAGACATGGATTTGACGATCGACATGGACATCGTCGGGGTCCGGCACCCGATGCTTCTGGTCGGGGACGAAAAAGCCAAGCTGAGTCTTCAGAACGCTTATCGGCAGCTTGTCGAGGGAACCCCGGTGATGATGGCTTATGAGACGTTCGGGGAACGGCGTGCAGACAAGATCCAAGCGGTTGACCTGGGCGTGAAGACTCAGGACATCTCGGACATCCAGGTCGCGAAAACGCGTATCTGGAACGAGTGCATGAATCTTCTCGGGATCAATGCGTCCAACCAGGACAAGCGTGAACGTCTGGTTGCTGATGAAGTGGCAGCAAACGATGATATCGTATCGATGTGCAGGGGGACGGCGTTGGATTCACGGCGGCGTGCTTGTGATATGATCAATGTGAAATACGGGTTGTCGGTTGGTGTCGAATGGCGGCCCAACGAAATCGTTTCTGACAATTCAGAACCGGTCGGACCGGAGACAGAAGAGGGGGTTGAAGACGGTGGCAGTGTTCACGCCGACGCTCCGGCAGATCATCACTGAGTATGTCGGCGGTCGCACCAAGTTCGACGAAGCTTGTCTCCGGGAGTACCCGATTTTTGACGAGTCCTACCGTCAGCACCTCAACGATGCGATCGTACAGCACTACATGTTCCGAGAGATCGGTCTCGAAACTGTTGAAATGTTCATGTGGTCGATCCGCAACGAACTCCGGGAACAGGCTGATGTGTTCAACCCGATGTTCAAAACAATCAAGAACCAGTATGACCCGTTAAATTTCTTGGACTATTCGACCGTGTTCTCCGGCGCGAACGAATCATCCCAGCATTCCACGTCCAACAGTTCTGGCAGCACCACCCAGAAATCAGAGTCTGACGGCACCACGACCAACTATGACATGCCGAACGTCGCCATGACCCCAAAGGGGAACTATGCGACTTCAGGGGCAAGAACCAAATCGGAATCGTCGGGCGATTCGTCGTCGAGACAATCAGGCACCGACACATCGGCCGGCGCGGGCAAGTCCTCATCGACGACGAAGGTGACAGGCCGGAACATCGACCCGGCACAGGCGATCGCAGCGTACCGGCAGAATCTGCTTTCCGGAGACCGATTCGTCATTGATATTCTTGCGGATTGTTTCATCGGGCTGTGGCACAACGGTGACGGATACGGACCGACGCCGTGGCCCGCACCACTACCAGGATTCATGGGAGGAACATTCTATGGCCTATATTGATCCACGTGGGTACTTCAACGCGCCCGCACTCGCGAACATCACTCCGTTCAGTTATTCGGACAATTACACGTATCTTGACCTGTTGGAAAAAATGCGTGACAACTTGGACGAGTTGAACAAGAACTATAATTCGATCTCGAACAACATCAACCAGTTCACAGAGAATTTTGAGAAGTACTCCGACGACCATGATGAAGCCATCAAGGCCGAACTCGTGGACCGGACCATCAAGTTGAAGGATGATATTAACCGCATCCAAAACGACATTTCGAATTTCAAGGCGGTCATTGGTAGAACCGCTATTTGTTTCGACCCGACGGACGGGCTTCAGGACGAAACCGTTTCCGACGCCGTGAGCCGCGTCTACGACTATGTGCGCGTGTACGCCTGGTTCGCCGGCGATCTCACGGTTCGTGACATGACCGCGCACGATTTGGATGCGGAAAACGTTTCTGCGCGGCGTCATGACCTGTATGGCGCTGGTAAAATCAATGTTGAATTTGGAGATTACAGGAAGGTTTAATCATGGGGGCAACCAATAAGACCAAGAACATTGAGCTTCCTATTTTCGTTGACTCGGACAAGCCGACTTGGCTTGGCGACCACAACGACATGGTGATGAAGATCGATTCCTCCATCGGGGCGCAGAACGCCAAGATCGATCAGGCCACCGCGATCGCCACCACGGCGATGACGACTTCCAACGAGATGAAGACGTCCACCACGGCGGCCCTCAATGAGGCCACCAATTCCACCGCGCAGGCCACCACGGCGGCGCAAGAGGCCAGCACCAACGCGGCGAACGCGATGAACGCGGCCAACAATCTGGCGGCCATCGCCAATTCGGCGAAGAGCCGCGCCAATGAGGCATACGCGCTGGCGAACGCCAAATACGAGGAAAACTCTCAGGCATTCCACGCATACGTTCACACCAACAACTACGACTATGATTTCGTGACTATCTCCGGGAAAACTCCGATCCCGTTCAAGAAGGTACAGACGGATGATACGTGCGGGCAGGTCGCCGCGTCCTCGATGAAGAATCTTCATCAAATCATCAGGGAACAGCATTATTCCATTGCGATCGGTGGCGACAACCCACGTGGATCCGGGAACACGACACTTGAAGGCGCACCCTATGTCGTCCCGTCCGGCCTCCAAATCAACAATTCGAAGGCGCTTCAGAATTTCGGAGTCATGGGCAACGGTATGGTCGGTGGGGATCAGGACGCGCTGCTTGTCTACCCGGACGGCCGAGTCCAAACCGCTTACCGGGCTGACGGAAAGACCGCACAGCAATACGTCGACGAAGGTACTGTGATGTCAATCACCGGCGGCCCGATCTGTATCGATGGTGGCGTTGCAAGAGTCATTCCCAACAGCCAGTACTCCGATTATTTGACCTATATCGGTGGGTGGACGATCATCGGGAAGACCAAGACCAACCAGTGGTTCTTCTGCCTCGTCTACGCCCGCGACGACGAACCCGGCTGTTCCCTGTCCGAGATCACCACCCAGTGCATCGCGCAGGGCGCGCAGACCGCCATTGTCGTCGCGACCGGTACAAACGTGCACATGTCCTGGGGCAACTACATCGTCCACCCGTCCTCCCAGCACACCAACAAGGGGAGCTACACCTGGTACATGTTGTCCGTGCCCCGGGCGAACGAATACGACACCGGGTGGATTCCGATTCCCAACGTCAAGCCTTCCCTGAAGCGGTTGGACGAGTCCCCCACCGATTCGCCCATGTCGTACAAGCAGCACAACGACACCGTGTACTGCAACGTTTCGGCAACTGTCGATCATCACAAGGGCCGCGACTGGAAGACGATCACCGATGGAAGCCCGTTCAAGGACCGATTCTGTTCGGACCCGGGCCATAGGAACATGTCCGGATTCGTGAACGGATTCTGGGGCCACATCTACACCGTGTTCTTCGGAAATGATGGTGGCGAGAACGTTGGTCTTAATGGAATGTTGAAGATGCCTACCTGGAAGGATGAAGAAGAAAATGACAATTTCAAGGTGTACGGCACGTTCAGCTGGATCGCACAATACGCGAACTAATGCCTGACATCAAATCACTCGAAGCGGTCGGTTCACACATCCTCATCAGATACAATGACGGGACATGCGAATTGGGCATGTACACCGGGGCGCGGACCTGGCAGGTGCGGCGCCGCGTCGAGAACCGCAACAACGGCCCGTCCAACAATGACGACGGCTCCGGCGGGCAAGCAGTGTACATCACCGAGGAAATGGTCCGCGCCGGCGCCCTGTCCGCCGGCTCACCCGAATCCGCAATGGTGAATTCATGCGCCGAAATCGCATCGGCCATGAACGAAGCAATCGCCAGAAAATGCGGCGACCGGTTCATCGGCAAGAACGCGAGAGCATGCCTTGTCGGCGAATGCGCACAAGAGACGGACTGGTTCAAGACTTACAAAGAATATGCTGGTTCCGCGACAACCGGGGACAACTACTTCGGCCGTGGAATGATCCAGTTGACTTGGCGATCCAACTACCGGGGGTTCTCGGATTGGTGGGGCGTTGACTGTGTTTCCAACCCTGATGTTCTCTTGGACGTGAAGAACGCGGCCGCAACGGGCCCGTACTATTTCACCTCCCGCACCTGGGCGGGGAAGGACCTGTGTCAATGGGCGGATGAATGCGGCGGTGAGAGAACCGGAGATTGGACGCCCGTGTCCGCCGCGATCAACCGCGGCAACCCGTGGGCAGGATCACCGTACGGCAATGACAAACGGAATCATGCCATCAACGAGGTCCTGAAAGTCACGAAGGATGTTGTGAAAGCTGGCGGCGCGCAGCCGGCCGTCGATTGGATGCTGGCGCACCAAGGCGCATTCTACTACTCTCAGGACGCTTGGGTACGGAACAACATGTCCCAATCCGGCGGCGGCGATTGCTCTTCCACCGTTATCACCGCGTACGTTGAAGGGCACGTCAAAACCCGCGAGGAAATGGGCGGCACCCCGGCGGCCATCGGCTACACCGGCACTCTCGGACACGCTGGGAAATATATATGCAATTCGGCGCAGAACAACGAGAACAAGATGCAGCCCGGCGATCTGATCCTCATCTCTTGGGGCGGCGGTGGTTGGCCGTGGGACCATGTGGAAATGTACATCGGGAATGGTCAGACGTGTGGGCACGGTGGCCCAGGTAGAGGGCCGACCGTGAAACGGATGAGTGCTTACACCGTAGGAGTGTCGAACGAGGTGCGTCGGTATGTCTGATTTTTATGACTACAGGCCGATCCTGTCGCGCAATGCGGCGATCAATCTCATTGTTGGCGGCCGCGGTATCGGGAAGACCTACGGGGCCAAAGCAATGGTTCTGAACCGATTCCTGAAGTACGGTGATGAATTCATCTATTTGCGCCGGTACAAGAACGAACAGTCTGGGAAGATGAGTTTCCTCGCGGATCTTCCGACCGAACTGACGGCCGGGTTCCGGGTGCGCGGTAACCTTGTGGAATGGTGCAGGAACCCTGGCGCTGACAAGAAGGCCCAAGAATGGGTCACGGCCGGCTACTTCGCGGTTCTTTCGACGGCTGGTACGCAGAAGAGCGTGTCCTACCCGAAAGTACGTTGGATCATCTTCGATGAAGCCGTGCTACCGCCGGGCGGCTCTGTACGGTACATTACTGACGAAGTGAAACTACTGCAAGAGTTCTACAACACTGTTGACCGGTACCAGGACCGGACACGGCTCATCCTACTCGGTAACGCGGCAACAATCATGTGCCCCTATTTTGCGGCATGGAATGTTGTCCCAGACGATCAGGAATGGCACATGGCCGCGGATGGATTCGTGTGCGCACATTACCCGCCAGCTGGGGCATATGGCCGTCGGGTCGCGCAGACGAGGTTCGGCAGGTTCGTGCGGAAAACGGACCCGGAATACGCCGCTTACGCGATCGGCAATATGTTTTCCGACGCGACACCACAACTGTTGGAGCCGTCCCGACCGGACGATGCAACATACATTCAAACAGTTGTCTACACCACAGGGAAATTGGCGTTCTGGAGACGTCGGAACGGTGATTGGTGGGCCACGACACGGTTACCGGGGGAACAGAGGTTCATCACCCGTGAACCGAACCTTGTCGATGAGAACACTATTCTAATGACTTATGGTGACGGACCGCTCGCAGTTCTGCGATGGGCATTCAACCAAGGCAGAATGCGATTCGCCTCGGCACGGGCCCGAAACATTTTCATTGAAACTTATAATAGGTAGACAGGGGAAAGAGGAACATGCCAAATATCCACGACATAGAAGCAACATTCTTAGTGAATTGGATCATTGTCTTCGCATTACTCGCCACGATTGGGAGTATTGTTGGTAGACGTGTTTTGCCCATCATGCGCAAACTAGAGCACATGCTAGATGATTTCAACGGAACTGAAGCACGCCCCGGCGTACCCGCACGACCTGGAATCATGGAACGTGTAGAATCGATTGAACAACGCATAAAGAAACTTGAAACGGACGCGGAACGCCGTTGGCAAGAAAACAAGGAGAAGAATGACAGGTGAAATTCTTGGAGAAGCCATCAAACGAGCCGTCGAAGTACAAGGAGTTGCCTGGGAAAGACGTTCCAGGATCGCTTCCTACCAGGATTTGGGCGCGCAGCTCGAAGCGGCCCTTGCTTACGCGGACGGCCTGACTTCGCGTGAAGCGGTTGCTGCCATCATCGGCGAATCGGCGCAGGAAACGGACTGGTACTGTTCCACCGTGGAATACGGCGGCCCGAACACGCCGTACGCACCCTGGTACGGCCGCGGGATGATCCAGTTGACTTGGAAGTCCAACTACGACGGGTTTCAGGACTGGCTTCGTGAACACGGTGACAACACCAACATCATCTCCGACCCGACTGTTGTCACGAGCGGGCAGTATGCTTGGCTCACCGCAATCTACTACTTCTCGCGACACATCAGCTCCGACTACATTCAATCCCGGAACTGGAACGCCATTTCCGGACTTGTGAACGCCGGCCGACCCGACTATTACACTCCCGCATATGAACTGCGTGCTAAAGCTTGTGCCGGAGCATACGCAGTGCTCACGGAAAAGAATTGGACCTACAACAAGGAGGATGAAATGGCTTTGGACTCAATTGTGACTCGCCCAGATGGGCATCAAGCTTCGCTTAATGACACTCTCGCTTACATGGATATGCGGCTTGAGAACCTTGCTGATACCGTTGGCGAGCTTGCCAAGCTCGCCAAGGGAGGCGGCATCGAGAAGCGTGGGGATGGTGAGTCCGGTATGACCGATGCAGCAATCGAGATCGGTTGGCTTCCGCGCAATTTCGCTGACATCCGAGAACTCATCGCCAAGACGGCACAACGGTCCGACATCGACGCCCTTGTTGCGGCCATGGACGCTGCTAGGGCGGCCTCCAAGCCGTCGTACACCATCCGTGAGGGAGATACTATGCAGACCATTTGCACGCGCCTCGGCGTGAGCATGAGCACGATTCTTGCGGCTAATCCAGGAATTAATCCCGATGATATCAAGATTGGACAGGTGATCTATTATGCATGATTTTCTGAGCGATACCACGCAGCGAGTGATCGCAACCTTCTGCCAGACCGTGCTCGGTATGGTCGGCGGGAGCGCCGCCGGTGTTATCTCCGGTGCCGATCTTCGTTCCGCGACCATCAGTGGCGGATGCGCGGCCTTCCTCGCACTTCTCACCGCCCTCGCCCGGGTCACCGGCGCGAACAACGCGACGCCAGCCCCAGCGGAACCGACGGTAGAAAATAGCGCCAAGAGGGAGATCGGTACGACGCCCGCGCGAGCGGCCTGAACAGGTGCTATACTTGATTACAACACAAGGCAGGACTTGGTAGAGATACCCGCGCCAAACTGCCTTGTTTCTCCGGACCCTGGGCAGGGGGCGGCTGCGCGGGCCGCCTCCGAACCGAATACTCTGTCTAACTTCCGGCGCCGGGGGATGTCGGTAGTGGAGCTTTTCCTTTCATCCACTCGAAACCGACGCAGCACTAGACCGGCAGTGCTAGGAAAAAAGGGGGGGGCGGCA